ATATTCGGTTACATTGAGATTTATCCCATCAACCAATACGGTCAACTCTGTTGCATAGTAGTAGTTATCTCCTTGTGTTTTTTTAGAAATTGAAACAAGGTATTTAACTACTCTCCATTCTGTAGAATTAAATGTATCTATTACTGTAAAATTATCTATTTCAGAAATTGTGTTATCATTATTTCCATAAGTTCCTAATCTGGTGGCCTGCGAAGAAGTCGTGTCAATTAAATCTTCATAGTCTTGTTGAGATGGCCTATCGCCAGTCTCATAACGTGATTTTATTGTAGGAATAGATACTTGTGCCATACTTAGATTATAACATAATTTTGATTTTTACATTATAATATATAGTTGCTAAATCCAATTATTTGAAGGGGTATTGGTGGTACATTATTTGGACCATATCCTTCTATTGTTATGGTAGTAAATCTTATTCTAAAAGGTATGGTGTAGTTTATTTCTACCGTGCAGGGTTTGTAGGATATGTTGGTTTTGTAATAATCTGACGCCTCAATACGTCTTAATTTTTGTTTATTATCATCAATAATAATTGCTGTTGCCATTAATCAGTTACATCTTCAAGGATAATCATGCTACCTTGTGCTACTGTCCATACTGTATCTGCATTAGATAACTCGATATCAAAGATATCTCCTGTTTGAAGATTATGTGATTCTTCTGCTAAAAGTCTAACTGTAAATTCTCCATCTAAATCATCTGCATCTGCTGCTGGATTTAAAACCATAACAGTGGTTGCGTTGTCTGTAATTACTCCAAGATCTGCAACATCATTTGGTCTTTTAATTTTCATAGCAATGTCCCAATCTTCTATTACTAAGGGAGATTGTAGATCATCTGTTACGTAAACCTTAAATGCTGAGGTATCACCACGAACTACTGTCCATTTAACAGTTGGGGGTTTTGCACCTACGTTATATAAATCTTGAGAAGAGTTTCTAAGAGTGGCCATATTATAATTATATCATCTTTGAAGAAATAATTATGAAAGACCGTTCTTTAATGCTCCCCAAGTACCGTTACCTTTAGCGGTAACTACTAAAATTCCATTTGTTGCATCAGAATATGCACATATAGCAATTGCACCAGCACCACTAGATGGACGTGTTGCCGTTAATCCTCCACCATCTTTAACGTATAAAATATCTCCTGCTACAAATGATGATGTATTTACTCCAGGAAGAACTCCAGATACCACGCACACTCCATCAGCGTTATTAGATGTTGTTGATCTCATTAATCCAAGTATTGGAGCAGTTGTTTCTGGTAATGCTTTTGCAACAGTAGTTTTAATAGAAAAACCAGTTACATATACAGGATATCCAGCACTAATTGAGGTTCCGCTAATATTTTTAACATCCAACTTCATGTAAGAAAGGCCTAGGCCAGCAAGGGTTGTATCTAAAGTAGAAGTTAAAGACTCTATATCTCCGTGAACATTTACATAATCATCAACCTGTGGAAATGGTAAGTTATATGTTCCTGATAATCCTGTTGCCATATAAATATTATATCATTTTAAATAATTTTTTTTAATTATCTTACTAATATAACATTTTTAATTTGACATGATGGCAAATAGATGTTATACTTGATATATGACACCTACCAAGGGTGTCATGTTTTCTTAGGAGAGAACTATGAAAAAAGATAAAAAATTTTTAATAGGATTGCTCGCAAGTCTTGGATTGTTTTCAGTATTCTTGAATATTTCTAATGCTCAAGGTGTTGAAACTAACCTGAAAAACGATAAATATGCAACATTTACCGCTGAGGCGGTTTTTTTGCTTTCTAGGCCAGATCACCTAGACAAACCATCTAGAGATAACGTAAGGACCCTTGCTGAGTATCAGGACAAAGGACAATTTACAGATATTGAATTAAAAACTTTGCTATCTGCTTGTGGATTTGAAGATAGGCGTTTAGTTGAAGCCTGGGCTATTGTTAAAAAAGAATCAATGGGCAATGCTCTAGCCTTTAACGGTAATAAGAAAACTGGAGACAGTTCTTATGGTTTATTTCAAATCAACATGATTGGTGCTTTAAATGATGATAGAAAAGAAAAATATAATTTAGATTACACTAGTCAACTATTAAATCCATCTATTAATTGTCAAGTTGCTTATATTATGAGTGATGGTGGTAATGATTGGGGACCTTGGAAAGGTATTACATCAAAAACTAGAGAGTTTATGTATCAGTTTCCAAAAGATTAATCTATTGGGTAGGCACCGTATATATATAATGAATCTGCTACTATTAATCCAAATGGCTCTCTCATAAAATCATAAACTTCTCTATCTTCTTTTACAATTTGAATAGAGTCAATATTGCAATAAGGAACAGTTGTTTCATCTATGTCTTTAACTATCTTATCTCCTGATTGTAACTCAGAAGAAACTATAAATTTTAATTTTCCATCTCTTATTGTTAACATATCTTCTTGAGTTGAAAATCTTTTAAATTTATCACTATTAACTATTACTGTTTCTGAAACTTTTGTTATTTTAATATTTTTAACTTCAGATTCTAAAGTTTGATATTCTTTGTTTAATTCAGATGACCAATTTTTTAAACCATTGTGATCTGTTATTGGTAAATCTTCAAATATTTTAGTTATTAAAATATCACCAATCTTAATATCTTTTGCCAACACATAACCATTTTTTGTTAAAACTGGAGTATCTTGGTCTATACATGCTGGGACTGTTGGAGAAAAACCAAATACTTTAAATGGTGTAAATCCAAATGGAGAAAAACCAAATACTCTAAATGGTGTAAATGAAAAGACACTAAAAGGTGTAAAACTAAATACTGAAAAAGGTGTAAAACTAAATACTGAAAAAGGTGCAAAACTAAATACTGCAAATGGAGAAAATCCAAAAACTCCAAATGGAGCAAAAGAAAATGTCCTTATTGTTAAATCTACTGGTGTTTCATAATTAGCAATTGTTGCTGCTGACGGATTCTGATCAACAACTTGACCTGTATATGGTTGTTGTCCAGCATCTCCAGATAGTGATTCTGTAACATTTCCAACAATAAAACCTTCAGAAACTACATCAGATTGTGCAGTTGCACTAGTTCTTCCTATAAAGTTGGGAAGAATTTTCATTCCTTTTGCTACGACATATTTAACTAATTTACCAAACATATTGTACCTACGCTATCAAATCACCAACAAGTAGCCAAGTGTTTGTGTCAATTTTAAATATTGATGCACCTGTATACCTTGCTGCAATTGACTTGTTTGAATTCTTACTATTTATAGTTACACCAGAATTTGGAGAAAATGTTACAGAACCTGTATTCATTCTAAAAACATCTATCTCTGATCCTATTGGAAATGCTACCTCTGAGTTTGCTGGAATATTTATAGTATAAGTAAAAGTAGAATCAAATGTTATAGTTTTTCCAATATCATTTAAACTTATATCATAAGAAGTATTACTTGAGGCTGTTTGTGCATTAAGTGTAACTGTTCCTCCGTGTGGAACCCATCTTGTACCGTCATAATATTGTATTTGATTAATAGCAACAGCATCAGAATTTTGTCTAATAAAACAAACCGTTCCTCTTACTGGAGAAGTAAGTGCACCATCTCTTGCTGCAGGATTTAAAAAGTTATTAACTCCAGCCTTTGCCTGAACTACAGAATTAATGTCTTCAAAAACAACGTTATTTAAAAAACTATGTGTTCCAGTCCATTCATAATTAGATCCAGTATTAATATTGCCACCGATTGCATACCAGGTATCTGTTCCTTCGTCATAGACGTAGGCAACTTTGCCAGAATTATCTAATGTTGCCATTATACATTCAGCCCCAATGATCTTAATTCTGCTTCAGTTAATCCTAGTGCAACTAATTTAGCAATTGCTATTTCTCGTAAAATCTCATCATTATTAGACATTATTCACCTATTGTTTTCCATATTCCAGCACCATTATCATAAATTTTTAATAATAAAGGGCTTGATCCTTTTACAACCCACAAAGTTCCATCAGTTGGTGTAGATGGTTCTGAAGAAGTATATATTGCTGTTGGATTTGTTGGTGTTGAGTTTGGAGAAGAGTCGGTATCTAACCAAAGGTATCCTTCTGGCTTACCTGTTGGCATTGTTGTTTGTGCTATGGCTCCAGTGCCTAATGTATTAATCGCATCTATTGAATCTTGAATATTTTTTAAATGATAGGCAATTGATGGATTTACTAATTGTTCTTCGTCAGAATTTCCTGTGTTATAAGTACTAGATCCATAATGATACGTTCTTAGAGCAGCCTGAATATCTGCAGCATCGTCATAGCCTGGAATTTTAGTTGAATAAAGATTTCCTATACTAGTATCAGCCATTGTTAATCACCATCATCATTATACCACGATAGATATTGAGAAATGTACTGATTTTAAACCACTCAAATCTAACCAATCTGATCCATCAAAATAAACTGCATTTACTGTTATTGGTAAAACATAAGTATCTGTTTCTGGATCTGTGATCAATGATCCAACTTGAAAAGATGTTGCCACTGGATATTCATTTTGAATGTTTAAATTAATATTAAAATTAGAACTAGTTAAGGTTTCTGCTGTAGATAAATCTACTATATTTACAACTGGAATATTAAAAGTTTTTTCTCCATCAACAAAAGTTCCACTTAAATTTGCGTGGTATTGATTTGGATTTAGTTTTATTAATGGATACCATTGATATATACCATCTATTCCAGCATTATATTGATATAGATATGAATAGTTGTCATCTGTTTGTAAAATATTTATACATAAATCTTTTGGATTTATACCTTCAATTGTTAATGCTTCATTTGGATTACCAACTGATGCGTATATTAAACTTCCACGATCTCCTTGGGGACCAAAATCAATCTGTACGTCAATCTGTTCTGGTCCACCAAGAACCAATAAGTCTTCTGTTGATAATACTACCTCTGCCAACTTATGCTCCTGTTACGTCTGCTTCTACGCTTATAGTTCCTTTTAATAATGTATAAACTTTATCTGAACCATTTGATATTTGGACGTCATAATAGTATGTTGTTCCCGCAACCAACTGTCTACCTACTGACGGCAATATTACACAAGTTACTTTTGTTTTTTGTGCATTAATTTCTGCTTCTCCACCAACTAAAAATGATGGTGAAGGTCCAGTTGCTGATGCAATATTAAATGAAGAGGAATATCCGTTTAAATCAAACGATGCACCAGATGCTATTTTAGGATAAATGGCAAACTCAAAAGTGTCGCCTTCATAATAATTAAAATTTTTAGTACCTGGAAATGACATACTTCCTCCTAATTTATTATATCATTAATCTATTATTTATTTTTTTATTTTTATGGTTTTTGACAAACCTGCTGAATCTGTTATTTTTATAACAGGAGGTAAATCATTTTTAATATTTGATATTTTAATTATTGGCATTATAGAGTTCCACTTACATCGCCAAGTACTGTGATAGTTCCTATAACTGGTGTCCAAACAGTATCATCGATTGTAACTTCTAAGTCAAATATAAGTTCAGCAACGTTAGAACGGTACGTAGAGCCCCAATAAGCGGACAAACTTGGATCTACCTTTATCTGTACATACCCTGAGCCTGAAACTACCGTTAGAG